ACATCAAAAACAAAAGGCACAGTGTTAGTTTTTCCTAGCTATCTGCAACACGCAGTGACGCCAGTAACGAAAGGTGTGAGAAAGTCTTTAGTAGCTTGGTTTGTTGGACCAAAGTGGCAATAGAAAGGTTTAAATTATGACAGCTTTTGCACCGATAGCCGCAACAACATTAGGCCAATCAAGCTCTAGTGCTGGTTACCAAATGCAAGTTACAAGCGGCACTTTTACTTTGTCGATGCAAGGTGCGGCGTTACTTGTTGGAGACATTTTTCCGCATGGTTTATTTACATACACTGGTCACGCTGTTGATTTAAATGTTCAAAGACTTTTTAGCGCAGACACTGGAGCCTTTGTCGTTACTGGTCAAAATGTAAATTTAGATCATGGTTTTGGACTTTTAGTTGATAGCGGAACGTTTACATACACAGGTCACAATGTTTCTTTTGATCTTAGTCGTGGACTTGCAGCAAATAGCGGATCATTTGCTTTAACTGGTCAAAGTTTAAACCTTACAAAGCAAATAAATATTTCAGCGGAAACTGGCGTTTTTACTTATACTGGGCAAGATGCTTTTAAAGGTGTCGGCGAAGCCTTTGAAGTTGGAACCTTTACCTATACTGGTCATAACGTTGATCTCAATGCACAGAGAACTCTCAATGCAGAGACAGGAGTATTCTCTTATAGCTTTCAAGATTTTAAAATTAAAGGTTGGTTTGCGCCCTCTATATTATCAACAACATGGACAGAAGCAACTATTCCAGTAGAAACATGGACGGATGCAGCATAACATGATATGTTTTACAAATAGGAGATTAATATGTTAGTTTATGATAACATAAAAAAATACTACCTTAAGAAAGCCCTGCAACCCTTTGAAAAGGAAAGAAAAATATGCCATTAAATTTGACACTAGCAACAGTGGGCGGTAGTCAGGACACATGGGGTCAGACAACTAATACGGCACTAACGGCTGTACAAGATGCCATTAATGGAAGTTCTGGCACAGTCTCACCCGATTTAAGTGCGTTGAAAATAAACGGAGCAACATTTACTGGAACAACGGCAGATTTAAATTATGCAAAAGATTTAAGAGCTACTGGCGTCACTGATACAGAGTTTGATTTGCTTGATGGTGCTATGGCTGGAGCAGTCGTTAATAATAAAGCTGTTGTATACGATAGTTCTGGTGGTGTTGTTTTTGGTAATTGGAAAATAACAGAAAGTGGCGGCGTTTTATATTTTGCAACAGGTGGCGTAAATAAAATGAAACTAGATGCTAGTGGTAATTTAACGGTCACAGGAAACGTAACAGCTTACGGTAGTGTCTAATGGCTCTTCAAACTAGTGGTGCTATAAGTCTTAACGACATTCATGTAGAGGCAGGAGGCACTTCTGGTACTACAGCCAGTATGAATGACACTGATATTAGAGGCTTACAAGCTGCCGCAGGAAGAACAATTAATTCCACATTAGGAGGCGATACAGATTTTGCAGATTATTACGGCGCTGCATCTGAAGTTGATCTGCCTACTGGCGGAAGTACCATCAACGGACAGGCTCAATTAAAACAAATTACGGCATCTACCTATGTTTCATCTGGCGGTACTCTTAATATACCTTCAAACCTTTGGGTGTGGTCAGACAGTATTTCCACTCCTGCTTTGATTATAGATGTGGCTTGCACTGTCAACATAAGTGGTAAAGTTATTGGTAGAGGTGGTGATGGCGGCTGGTATACAGGAAGTGCCGCTACATCAGCAGGCAGTGCTACAAATGGAGAAGATGGTGGGGATGCAATCAGTATAACATCGTCAGGTGTTAGTATTATTCTTAACTCTGGTGGTTACATAGCTGGCGGTGGTGGTGGTGGTGGCGGTGGTCATTACTTTGCAGACACCAACAATGTCAAAGTGGCTGGTGGAGGCGGTGGCGCTGGAGGCGGTAGCGGAGGAGGAAACAGCCCTGAGAATGGAGGCGTTTTAAACGCTGAAGGTGGAAGTGATGGATCGGGAGATCAACGCAACGCATGGGGTGGTGGCTCTGGCGGCGGTGGCGGTCATGGACACAGTCATGCTCAAGGTGGTGGTAGACCCGGCGGCGGTGGCGGTAGAATTTTGCCCGGAATTGGAGGCTATTATTCAGGCTTTCATTCTACAGATAGTAGCCAAAACTGGTCAGGTAATAGTAATGGGCATACTGGGGCCACAGGTAACTCTGCATCAGGTGGTGCAGGGGGTAGTGCTGGAAACGCTGGTAACGGCGCAGGAATAACAGCAGGGCAATACGCTGGCTCATTATATAATGGGGGCGGCGGTGGCGGTGGCTGGGGCGCTGATGGTGGTCAAGGTAGGAACTACAATTACGCCATTGGTGGTAATGGCGGCGATGGTGGAAAAGCTATTGAGAAAAACGGAAATAGCTACAGCTTAACTAATAATGGGACAATTTACGGAGCAACAACATAATGCCTTTAGTACCCTTAAAATTACCAGCAGGCTTTTACCGAAATGGAACTGAGTTCGAAGCGTCAAACCGTTGGCGTGATGGAAGTCTAGTTCGGTGGCTAGATGGTAGTTTAAAACCTATTGGTGGTTGGACAGAGCGAAAAGTGGCATTTTCAAACAATCCTGTTAGGGGTATGCACTCATGGCAGTCAAACGATGGAACTGCTTGGCTTGCTGGTGGATCACATGATCAATTAATAGCGATGACAGGCGCAGGAGTTTGCTACGATTTGACACCAGATGATTTAGCGTCTGGACGTGAGGATGCCGCTGTAAATACTGGTTATGGTTTTGGATTTTATGGTACAGGTTATTATGGTCAGCCAAGGCCAGTAACTAGTGATAGTATTCCGCAAGAATGCACCACTTGGCAGCTTGATAACTTTGGTCAAAATCTCATAGCATTTCACTTAGATGATGGGCGTATTTTAGAATGGCCTTTGGTTGTAACCGTTGGTTCTGAGCTAGTGACTAATGGTGATTTTGCGGTAGACGCTAATTGGACAAAAGGTGTTAATTGGTCAATATCTGGTGGCGTATCAGTTTATGCTCAATACAAACCTGTTTTTGACGCAAACGATACAAATATAGTTAGTGCAACTAATAATACGATAACTATACCAAATCATGATTTTATAGATGGTCAGGTGGTTACTTATGTAGTTCCAAGTGGGCAAACAGCTATAACAGGTTTAACTTCTGGTTCTAGTTATTTTATTATAGACGCAACCACAAATAACTTTAAATTAACAGCTACACTATCAGGAACGATAATAGGTTTATCTGATAATTATTCACTCACTGTTAATGCTGATAATGATACAATTAAAAACACAACAACCAATAAAATTGTTGCATCAAATTCATTTTCAAATGGCGATGAGGTAAGTTATTCGAATGGTTCTGGAACAGATATTGGTGGACTAGTAAACAACCAAAGTTATTTTATTGTAAATGCTTCTGGCTCAGAGTTTCAACTAGCAGCTACTTCTGGCGGTAGTGCTATTGATTTAACGCCTGATTTAAATGCGTCTTTTGACCCTGACCCAATTTCAACAAGCACAACTTCTATTACCGTAACCGTTGCTAATGTTGGTGGTGTAAATAAATATCATTTTGGCGGTGTTACTGCGCCAGCTATAACTTTAATTAGAGGCACAACTTATACTTTTGATATGAGTGATGCAACAAATGCTAACCACCCATTAATATTTCAAAATGGTGGCTCAAATTATACAACAGGAATTACCACAACAGGGGTGGCAGGGAATGCAGGGGCTAGTGTTACTTTTGCAGTTCCAAATGATGCCCCAGCAACTGGTTTGACATATCTGTGTCAAATTCATGGTGCGGCGATGGGAAATTCTATAACTACTGTAACTGCTTCAGAAGCCGCTGGGCCAATAGATTACTCAACTGAAACAATAACTATTGCTAATCATGGGTTTTCAAATGGTAACGAAGTTACTTACAGCAATGGTGGTGGCACAAATATAGGTGGTCTAACAACAGGAACAAATTATTTTGTTATAGGGGCAACTACAAATACATTTCAGTTATCTGTTTTGTCTGGCGGCTCTGCAATTAACCTTACGGCTTCTGGTTCAACTTTGGGAACAGGTCATTCTTTTGATCTTGATATTGGTTCTGCCCATGTCTTTAGAAAGGACATTGGATCAACTCACCAATTACAAAGAATTTCGTCTGGCAATTTAGATCAAACTGTTACTGGTTTAGTAACAACTCCTGATGCACAAGATAGCCATGATGTAACAGTAACATTAGTTGACCCAAATACAGACAGTGATGCAGCGACAGTGCCAAATGTTAAAATAAAAGTAACTGGCACAACAACTAATACTGTTTCTGTTGATGAAACTTTGGCAGTTGGTTCAAATATATTTAGATTTGGTGCAGATGATGCAACTGTAAAAATAGAGATAATACCTCAAGCATACAACACGCCAGATTTTCATATCGATAACATTTCTCTTAAGCAGAAAACCGTTGCCACTCCGTTAACAAACGCACCTATTAATAATAAAGGGGTGGTTGTAACGGAAGAACGTTTTATTTTTGCATTAGGTGCTGGCGGCAATAGTCGTAAAGTGCAGTGGTGTGACTTCGAAGACAATACATTGTGGACCCCCGCCACTACCAATCAGGCTGGGTCCGTAGAGTTAGCGACAGCTGGGCAGCTGATGTGTGGTGTTAGGACAAGGGGTTCAACACTACTGATTACTGACACCGACGCTCACATAGCTTCATATGTTGGTCCGCCTTACGTATATTCTTTTCAAAGAGTTGGAACAAATTGTGGTGCGGTATCTAGGTTAAGTGCAGTAACAACTGATCAAGGTGCGTATTGGTTTGGCGCAGAAAGTTTTCATTACTTCGATGGTAACAGCGTACAAACTTTAAATTGTGACGTACACGATTATGTTTTTAACGATTTTAACTCATCACAGCAAAGTAAAGTGTGGGGAATGGTGAATGGCGCACATAGTGAAATTTGGTGGTTTTATTGTTCTGGTAATGCAACAGAGATAGATCGTTATGTCGCTTATGATTTTAAGGATGGTCACTGGCTTATTGGTAATTTATCAAGAACGTCAGGCGTAAGTCGTGGTGTTTTTGCATATCCATTTATGGCTAAACATGGCACAAAAACAGATATTATGAACCACGAAATAGGTTTTAACTATGAAAATTCTTCTATTTTTTGTGAAACAGGGCCAGTTAGTATCGGCAACGGTGATCAGGTTGCAAAGGTTACTGAGGTCATAACTGATGAAAAAACACAAGGTGATGTAGATTTAAAATTTAAAACTAAATTTAATCCTAACGATACTGAAAGAACTTTTGGACCATTTAATCCTAGTAACCCTACTTCTGTGCGGTTTACTGGGAGACAAGTTAAAATGCGTGTTGAGGGAGATCAGGCTACAGATTGGCGTGTTGGCGTTATGAGATTGGAAGTTAAAGCTGGGGGTCGTAGATAATGCCAGTTACTCCTCCAATAATAGGTCCAGACATAAGACAATACGCAAGACAACTAAATCAATTTTTATCGTTAAATTTAGGTAAATTGTTTTTTAAAACTTCCGACGACAACCCATCCGTTGACGGTGTTTTTTTATGGGACGACGTCAATAGTTACCCAGTAGTTAGTCACAATAATGCTTTTCGTCAGATTGCTATGAAACACGCAACCCCTCCGGCAAACACTGGATCTGCGGGTGACGTTACGGGTATGATTAGTTGGGATACGAATTACATTTATGTGTGTGTTGCAAATTACGACGGGTCTACTGCGATATGGAAAAGAGTGGCTTTATCGACATGGTAAATCGTGGGGTGGATAAATATTGAATAATGTTGTAGAATTTTCGTCAAAGTCTAGCGTTTTTGTCAGGCCGATAATTGGAGATGAGATAGATCAGTTTTTACCTAAGATAATTTCTATCCTTAAACCGGCGATTGATAAGAGCCAGAGAAACGTATCGATGGATGATGTTATAGAGGATATTATGACTACACGTTCACTAATGTGGGCAGTTTACATAGGGGACACGCTATCGGCTGCTTTTACTACAAGCATAGCTGAGCATCCTCAGAGAAGAACTTTATTCATAGAGTTTATGGGTGGTGTAGCGATGGCGGTTTGGATGAGAGCCGCTTTAAGAGTTTTAAAAGAGCTTGCTAAAAAAAGTAAGTTAGATGGAATTGAGGCACACGGACGGATCGGCTTTTCTAAAATGGCCAAGGAACACGGTTTTAAGGAAATGCACCGACATTTTGAAATGGAGATAGCGTAATGGGCGGTAAGACAACAACTCAAACAGCAACAATGGACCCAATTCAGGAACAGTTTATTACTGATGACATTATTCCATTTGCCAGAGATATTAGAGACACCCCATTTAGGCAATACACTGGTGATCGGGTTGCCGAGTTAACTCCAATACAGAGAAATGCTCTAGGAGGCTATGGCGCTTTAAGTTTGCCGTCTGAAATAGGTGAAGCCACAGACATATACAGAGGAATAGCAAATAGAAGTCCTGATGAGCGTCAACAGAGATTAGAACAAATACAAGATCAAATGGCGCCAATGCTTAATAGAAGATTTGCTCAGCAAGGCGTAGGAAGAGAAGCTCAGGCTATTAAGGCTAATGCTTTTGGAGACAGAACGGCTTTATATGAAGGTGAGCGTCAAGCTGCTTTAGACGCACAAGCTTATAATCTGGCAAACAGACAATTAGCTCAGGAAGACGCTATGGCCATGAGATCGGCGGGTGCTTTGTCGGGTAGCGGCATACAGGGCTTGAAAGCTCAGCAAAACATTTTAGGCGCCCAAATGACTGCGGGTGATACTGAAAGGCAGCTACAGCAACAACAATTAGACGCGGATTTCAATCAATACTTAGCAGAGATGCAATATCCTCTAACGCAGTTTGGTGTTCTTACTGGCGCCGGACAAGCTTTCCCTGCGGGTATTGGCACAACGGTCGAAAGAGAAAGAGATCCTATGGGTGGATTTGGAAGAGTATTATCTGGCTTAGGCTCATTTGGCATGGGCGGCGGCCTTAAGATGTTTGGTTAATAGGGGCTAAAAATGATTACTTTAACAGAGCAAATGATTAGAGACTTTGGACTTACCGGCGCTATGGCGGGTGAGATCGCTACCCCTGAAGACATTGCCATAATGAACGCGGCTCAACCCACAGACCCGATGTCAGCTTCGCTACGGCCTAGAATTAGACCTGAAGCTGCTTCAGGAGGTCAGGCGGTTCCTACACCCCCCCCAGTTACAGGAACAGCGCCAACAGCGCCGACACCGCCTGACCCTTCAAGTATGTACAATGACGACATGAGAAGAATTTTAAGATTTGCGGCTATCAAAGACGCGGGTATGGCGTTGCAGGGTAAAGAAGGAAATGCTGTAGCGACCCTAATGGGCGACTTTACCAAAAGAGCGGATATGGCTCGTAAAGCGGCGGCTGCCACGGCTGCTACCGATGCATCTCGAAAACAACAGGCTGCGTTTTTAAGTATGCTTGGCATGGGCGGAAGCTCTACAGGTGCGGGGGACTTAGACGCTAAAAGAAACGCTATAATTATGGGTATGGTAACAGGTACTATAGAGCCTCAAATTGGCGATGCTATGTTAAAAGAAATAGACCGGCAAGGTGAAGTGGCTAAAGAAGAAGAGGGAAAAATAAAAGTAACAGAAGGTAAAATATCACAAACAAAAGATATTCTCTCTACTGCTAAAAAGTCATTATTAGCTGCTACAGGTCTTAGCGAAGAAGAATTTGACGCTCTGGCTATGGAAGAGGGTGCGACAGTTGATGCTAAAGGATTTTATGGAAATAGATTATTTTTACCTGAAACTTTAGAAACTAATGCGTTTAAAGATTTTAAATCAAATGCTTCTAAACTTACATCAATTATGACACTACAAAACTTATCAGATGTTATTGCTGCGGGTGCTAGGCTTGGAATACTTTCAGATAGTGATATTAGATTACTTGGAAATATGACAGGGGTTATAGATCCTGATACTATGCCTCAGCAAACAGCCGATAATATTTTTGGATTATATCAAAAATTAACTAAAACTTTACAAGTTCTTGAGTCTGGAAATGCTAACACATTTTTAGATGAAAAACTAAAACAATACGGTTTATGATAGGTTTTTAAATGGCAACTTTAGATCAATTAATGAAAGCTGTAGAAGCCGCAGAAAAAGCGGGAAATGTTGATGATGTTAAATTCTTTTTATCAGAAGCAAAAAAGTTAAGAGATCAACAAAATCAGCCAAAAGAAAAAACAAAAAAACCAAAAGCTACTATTAGCGGCGGTTTAAGAACTTTAGCCCAAGGTATAATGTTGGGTTATGGAGACGAAGCTGAAGCTTATGTGAGGTCAAAGTTTTCTGATTCAGAAAATTATGACGAGCTTTTAGAAGAGGTACGGTCAAGCGTAGATGAATTTAAAAGAGCAAAACCAGTTTTAGGAGCCGGATTAGAAATAGGCGGCGCGATACTCCCCACTATAGTCCCCGCCGGATTAGCAATAAGAGGAGGCTTAGGCGTTGCAAGAGCTTCTGGCTTAGGCTCAACTTTAGCCAGAGGCGGCGCTGTAGGAGCCGCAGAGGGCGCTGTTGCAGGATTTGGTGTAGGTGAGGGCGGATTTCAAAACAGGTTAGGCAGCGCGGCGACAGGAGCCGCTATCGGTGCGCCGTTGGGCGCTGTAGCCCCCGCAGCTATAGGAGTAGCGGGAAGGACTGCATCAGGAGCGCTTGATGCTCTAGGTTTATCTGGAGCATCTAGGGCCAGAACTATAGCAGAGCGCCGTGTAAACAGAGAGCTAGGAAGAGAGGGTTTAGAGCCTAGCCAAGCTCTTGGCTTACTCGAAGAGGCTCAGGCACGCGGTGCGCCCATGATGCCTGTAGATATTGGTGTAAGAACAAGAGGCGCCGGTAAAATAGCTCAAAGTGTGCCGAATAGACTTCAAACAGAAACAGCCGAGGCTTTGACAGAAAGAAGCGCTGAGCAAAGCGGAAGAATTGCAGATAAAACTGCGGAAATGATGCAAGCTGAGGGTAGATTTGGTTTAGACTATTTGGACGATGTTTACGAAGAAGCTCAATTAAAATTTAAACCATTATATGATCAAGCAGAAAAAAATATAAACTCAGCTCCATTTAGAACTTTTGCTGAAAGAAAAGTTTTCAAAGAAGCTTTTAGAGAAATACAAGATAGAGCGGATACATTAGGCGAAGAAATAGTTCCAGACTTAGCAAAAGTTTTGGAAAGTGACACTGTCCCAACGTCTTATCTGCAAAAAATAGCTCAAGGATTAGATAGAATTATTAATTCAAATACTTCAAAAATTGAAGGAATGAATGATAAAGCAAGAGATGTTTTAACTGTCAGAAATAAATTTAAAGAATTAATTGGGGATCAAAACAAAGCTTACAAGGCCGCAGACAAAGAGTTTGCTGATATGTCAGACATCAAAAGAGCTTTTGATGTTGGGTCACGTTTTGATAAATTAAGTGAACAAGATTTTGTTCGTAAGTTAAGAAACATGAACGAAACAGAGTTTGAAGGTTTGAAAGTAGGATTAATTACTCAAGTAAGAGAAATGTCTTCAGTTTCGAATGACTCTATAGATTTTGTTAAAAAACTTTTTGGCTCACCAAAGAAAAGAAATGCTTTAAGAGAAGCTTTTCCTACCTCAGAATCTTTTGATACATTTGAAAAATTTATGAAAGATGAGGCGTCTATGGTTGCCACAAATAGAAGAGTTTTAAGTGGATCAGATACGTTTGCAAATATTGAAGAAAACGCAGAGGCCGCAGTAGATCCGGCTAGTATGGTTCAATTGCTCTTAGGAGGAAGAGGTGAAGCTTTACGTCAAGGGGCAAACGCTTTGGGTGGTAGGATGAGAGGCGTAGGAGGACCAGTAGCTGAAGGAATGAACCAACTTTTATTTGCTAGAACTCCACAAGCTCAGCGTGAGGCTATGGAAAGATTAACGCAACGCCAACTTTCAGACGTTGCGTTAAGAAGAAGAGTGCAAAATAGGCCTGAATTTTATAGCGGCCTACTCGGTAGTTTTGCAGGACTGAACTCAGAAGATTTTTAATCAACCCAAGCTTCGTTCTCAGGAGTATTAGGGTCGTCTCCTATGAGGCGCCCTTTTTCGTCCCTAGCTCGCTTTTTTTTTGAGCTTGTAGCTTTTTCTTTCTTTGGTTTTGGCGTTTTTAACCTAAGCTCTTCTAGCTCTGATTTTTGAGCCTGTAGTAATTCAGCCGCTTCCTCGCAATGTTTGAAAAGCGCAAACACATTTTGAACTCTGTGCGGCTGCGTAAGAATACGAATCAACTCTTTAAATTCTTCGTCTGTCATAATGACCTCCTTTTAATATTTTTCGAGTTTAGCCAGATAATTCTTGCGTATCAAGCCCGCGTTGGTTAACTGTTAGTTACATAGTATATGCTTTTTTACATATATACTTCTCCGAACTTGCCCCGTCTTTTTAGGCGGGGTATTTTTTTTGTTGCGATAATGTTCACTTGCTGTTAACACTTTCACACGGAAGGAGAATAAATATGTTAATCGTAGTAAATAAAGAAGAAGCTGAAATGCTTATTCACTCTATCCGTGAGCTTGAAGTAACTCTTGCCGAGATGGACGGAGAGGAAGAGGGAAGCCACGGGTTTAAACCGTCACAATTAATATCTTTAAAAAATGTAAAACTTGAAATCGAAAAGGAGTTGGAATTAAATGAAAAGCGTTGATTACATATATTTATATGCACTAGCGTTCTTATGGATTATATTTGAGGTAGTTCAGTTTGGAGTAGCTAATGGATGACAGGCAAGAGATTAACTCCGTTTTAATTAGAATAAAGCGCAAGCTTAATAATATGGAGATCGATCAAATACAATCGGGTAGTCTTCGGTCACACGACACGCAAGAATTGTTGGGGCTGACAGATATTTTAGAAAGAAAAATAAAACATTTAATGGGAGAAGAAAATGAAACAGTTTAGTTGGCCAAGCAAAATGGCGCCAAACGAAAACTTATGGCTTACAATTTTGCCGCTAATGAAAGACGACGCCTTAATATGCAATATGCGTCTATCCAAAAAACATGGTATGTCGCTTCCTAGCGAAACCAGAAAAAAGGCAGAGGCTGAAAAGCCTAAGTTAGATCCTACAGCTAAAAAAATAAAAATGTTGGTTGATGAAGGTTTAGACGTAAAAGTAATAGCTAAGGTTGTGGATCTCAGCCGTTACAACGTAGCTAAATATATTAAAAAGCATGAAATGAAATGATCGAATATTTTACAGCACTGGTGATTGCGTATACCTTGCAAGGTCACAACATTGAAACGGCTGTATGGTTCAGGAACGAAAGGCATTGTTTACGAGCCATGAGCAGTAGGACATTCGATCATATGTATGATTATATGTACGAATTATATGGCAATGATATTTCTATGGGCTGTTACCCTTCAGAAAAAGTGTCAAAATTAGTTAAGCCAAAAATCAGGCCGCTTATAAAATCCAACTAAAGATCTTGTTTGTCTGTTCGATACGATCATCTAAGCCATGATACCCGCCGTTAATCCGGCGGGTAATTTTACGGATGTTGTCTTCGGATATTCCTTTATCAGCCATTTCGAAAAGCTTGTTAGCTCTGAAAAACCATATAGCGCTTTCGAAAGCGTACTCTTTTTCTAGCAGCGTCGGGTTGTCCATAACCTCTGGCAATCTCATATCACTAGCAAAAGCTCTGTGATTTTGACGGCCAGTTAATTGTAAAAATCCTCGACCCAAAAATTTGGCAGCTTCAGATTCGTCGCGATTTTGCATACGTCCGGCGTAAACCTTGCCGGCAAGCTTCTCAGGGTTCTTAGCGTATGGCTCAGCACTTGCCACAGTAGGAAAACGTGACGGCCAGACCGCCTGTATTCGCTCAGGAGTGCTGTAATAGAGACTTTCTTTAGTCTTCTTAAAGCCGCCGCTTTCGTGGTGTACTTGGCCAAGCAGATGAGCGCCACGGAACGCAGACAGATCGTAATGCTCGACAATCTTCTTGGCGGTGTTAGGTCCGAAGCTTCCGTCGATAACTTCGCAGCCGACCTTTTCCTGTAAATGTTTTAATGCTTCACTCATTTTTTACTATCCGTTTTCTTTAGCTTATCGAAAGATCTCATTCCACCCATGCCGAGCATACCTAGCAACAATGGCATCATTACTGACATATCTGCTTGAGGTATACTAAAGCCAAATCCCATAGCGATTGGCGCGACCATGTAATTTATGCCAAGCGATATGCCCCCGATCCAGCCAATAAGTGGACGCCAAGACGATTGAAACCAGTTGCCCTGAGCGTCCATTTTTAATATTTCCAACTGAGCCATAGCAAGCTCTTGAGCGTGCTTATCGCTCATCGTTGCTATTTCATGCGCTAATCTTGCGGCTTGGTCTTTGTCTTTTATAACTTTACCAAGTAAACCGCTAACAGGTTCAATAAGCTTATCTATCATTCTTTTTTACCCATGTTTGTAAATCCATAATAAGCGGCAACTATAGCAGCAATACTGACATAATATATGTTGCTCATAGATGACAGCATTTCTGACGCCCTAGGTAGCTCCATCCACTCTGTAAAAACAACTCCAAATGGAAACAGCAGCATACCTGTAAGGCTAAACCATGCCATACGCCTCTGTGCGTCACGCTTTGCGTCTGCGTCCATCATGATTCTACGACGATCTTCGAGCATAATTGCACGTTCGTCTGGGTCAATCTTGCCGTTATCGTTTAAGTCGTACGTTTGTTTGGGCATCTGCATACTCCTGTACTATTCTTCTTTCGTATCCCAATATTAACAGCTTACCATTTTTATCGTATGCTGCAAACTTTTTGCCTCTTTCTATTATTGTTGGGCGTTGACTTCGAGGCAGCTTACTTTCATCGAGTTGTGCGTCACCATTATTTTTGCTTTTTCTGCTTGTTCGAGGCATTGCTGCTTATCCGAATACGTTCCTATTTGGTAATAATATAACCGATCTGAACTTATAAAATGTAAAAATATTAAAACATATATCATGGAAAATAATCCCTTATATCTAGCCAATTCATATAGTGAAGGTATAAAACCGATCCTAAAAACGTCATAACAAGTAAAACAATTATGCCAAATATTGTTATCATAAGCTCTTGGTTAGCTATCTGATCTCTTCGCATTTGCGCTTCAGCTTCACGTTTTTCCTGTAAAACTTCTCTGCGTATTTTCAGTAAAGTTTGCCAATGTGATGGCCCTAGTGTTTCTGATATAAATTTTTTTAATTCCTCTTCAGCTTCAGCAGCTTGCCTCAGTTTCTGGAATCGTTCCATAGCTATACTATTTACGCTGCCACTAGTTGAGCCTTTTTTTTGTAATTGTTTTTTCGCATTATCAGTCGCATCAAAAAACTGGCTAAGTTGTTTTGACATAGAATGGATTGTGCGGCCGGCCGCTAATCCAGATTTCAGTCCCGCTAACAAAGTAATAGGGTCCATTTTACATACCGTCTGAGTTCATCGGACGTCTGGTAAGATATTCCATTGTGTTTTCTAGCGTCTTAATTCTAGCTTGTAATTTAATGATTTGATTGAATTGAAGAAGGAAACCTTCTTGCGTTTCGAACACATCCTCAAATTCTGAATTAAGCTGATCCTCAAGATCATCAATAGTGGTGTAGATTTTTTCAATCGTTACACCACCATCTTCCTCAACCTCAATTATATATTCTATGATCTCTTCTATCTGTTCTGTGTTGTGTTCTACATCCCTGATCAAATTGGTGCGGTCAGTCGCATTGTTCTCAATAGTCAGGGTTTCAACCTGTTCTGTCAGTCCTTCGATGATTGACGCTTGCCCAGAGGCATACCATATGGCCCCGCTTATGGTCCCCACGGTGGCCACGACCATCGTTCCCGCCGTCAATATATTTATTTTTGGTAAGTCCATAAATAAACTCCATTTTCTTCTTTTTAACATACTTTGGCTCATATTGAAATAAGGGGTTGACGTTAACAATATGTTAACGCATTATACTTGTATAACGAATCAAAGGAGAAGTAGAAATGGCAATATTCAGCATAGCATCAGTAGACGGAAAGCTAAGCGGAGAGTTCGAAGGATCAAGCGCTCAAGACGCTGCAATCGCTGCTTTCAGAGCTTGGGGTTCAGAACTACAGTCAAAAATCGAAGTTACTAGACAAGCTCCAAAGCCAATCAAAGCTAGAAAGTCTTACAAGTGTGATTGCTGCGGATGCGACATCAACAAAGGCGACGGTTACTTCAGAGTTAATCGACGCATTGGCAACCCTAAGAACGACACCATAATCAATGGCGCTATCGTTCATAATCATTTTAACTATACAGCCCAGATCTGTGTAGCTTGCAAATAAGGAGAAGTAAAAATGTTAGTAAAGTTAGAAAAAAATACAGCGCATACAGTTTACTATACAGCTAGAAATGGAAAAACATTATTTCATTTAATGGCATATGATGCAGAAGGTCGAGAGTATTCTCATTATTATAATTTTCATCATCGTGATCGTGCAAATGCTTTAGCTAAAAAAGTTAATGATCGTGGTTATATAAATAACGATCATTGGGGTTGTAGAGTTCCTTACGGATCTAATGCTTGGCTTTCTGACGGTATGGAAGATCGTTTGATAGAAGATGAAAAAAACGGTTTACTTTAATAATCAACGGGGGTTTAACAACCCCCTTGCACTTTTCTCACAATCTGTTAACGATGCGTTAAAGGAGATATAAATGAACACGCAAAAACAGGAACGAAAGATCGGTCAGGTCGGTCCTCGAATGGAGGAGGAACTTATCGAGCTTGCAAAAGATAAAGCCAATCGTATGGGGATTTCCCTCAATACATACTTTCGGTCGTTGGTACTTAAGGATCTAAAAAAAGATAAAGTGAAGTTCAAACATGATTATTGGCATTGATTGCGGCTACCGCACTGGCGGCGTAGCTTTTCTAGGTGACAACTGGTCAGAGGTCGAAGACCTACCAGTGTTTAGTGAGGGAGGCGTTGAGGTTGGCGTGCTTATGGATCTGATCCAAAGCGTCGGACCGGTAAAGCACATCTACATCGAAAGGCAGCAAGCAATGCCAAAACAGGGCGTAAGCTCCACGTTTAAGCTAGGTTATGCTTTCGGACAAATTGTTGCGACTTGCAATCTGTCTAACTTTCCGCATACGATAGTCGCACCCTCAGCTTGGAAAAAAGCTTTGGCACTACCAAAAGATAAAGACGCAGCAAGACGTCTGGCGCAGCAATGGTATCCAGATCTGACGCCAAAACTAAAAAGAAAAAAAGACGAACATCGGGCAGAAAGTATATTGATAGCACACTATGGAAGGACAAGGACTTGGCCAAAATAAAAAGCATTTCAAATGCGGAGTACCACAGTAGCCCCGCATTGAGCGCTTCCGGCGGTAAGATTATAGCTTACGAAAGCTTAGCAGATTTTAAGCATGGCGAGAGAGAAACGACGAGAGCTATGCTTCAGGGTACAGCAACGCACACTTTCGTGTTCGAGCCTGATCAGGCCGACACTGTACTGCACACGGATGCACGCGCAAACTCGAACGCATACAAAGATCTATTAGCTGAGGCCGAGGCTGCGGGTGGTATTTTATTATCGACAAAAGAGTACGACGTAGCACGTCGGTCAGCCGAAGCGGTTCGAGCTAATCCTGACGCGGCTGAGCTATTGAGCGGAGATCTTTTAGTCGAGCAAAGTATTTTTGCACACGACGCGATTTACAACGTAGACGTGCGTATCCGTCCAGACGGATGGCGCAAGGACATAGCAACACTGCTTGACCTAAAGACGACGGTAGATCCTTCTCCAGAAGGTTTCGCAAAAGCTACAGCGAATTTTGCTTATCATTTCCAAGATCAGTTTTATCGACGGGTAATGATGATAGCAGAAAAAGAAGTAGATAGATTTGTATTTATCTGCGTAGGAAAGAAAGCCCCGTTTAAAGTTGGGGTCTATGAACTTAGCAGCCAATCGCTTCGAGAGGGCGCTGCGGCTGTCGAGTATGCTCTGGAGAAGTATTCTGAAGCATTAAAAACTGACGTCTGGGATTATGATTTCGGCAAAACGCAAACTGTCGAGATCCCCCGTTGGGCGTTTAAATTTACACATGGCGAGTAAGACAAGGAGTCAATTATGCCAATTACATTTACCGAAGAAACAACTGTTGCAAGTCAATATATCAGGGTGCATACCCCGCAAAATAAATGGAGAATTGTTAACTACGAAAAGGAAGAGATAGAGTTTGACGTGTCCAAGGGAATGGCTATCGACATTAAAAATGTTAAATTTGGATGGCTTGCAATCGATAAGGGGTTCCGCGATTGGCAACCGTGGCCGTCACCATCTCAAAGAACGACCAAGCCGGAAGGATCGGTCGAATATAAGAACGGCTTCGAGGTAGAGGTCTATGTTCCAAAGCATGGACACGCTACCTTCTCAAGCAACACTATGGCTGTAGGAAATTTTATAGCAGCCGTCTACAATAGGGTCGAAAACGAAAAGGAGTTTGCCTCTGGTAAAGTTCCTGTCGTCAAGGTTACTGGTTCCGCTCCCATTATTACAGCGACCGGCAACACGACCTACGACATTGGGTTTGTCGTCGATAAATGGATCGATATGCCCGATAGGGAGGAGTCCGAATCTCAACCCCCTGTCTCCCAAGAGGTGAAGGAAGAAGCTGTCGCACAAGCCCCTTCCAAGCCTGACAGCGACGAGGACTACTTCTAAAAACTTGGCGCCCCGTTTTCGTGACATTGAACGGGGCGCCATTTCATTTCAAAAGGGGTTTATAAATGAGCGAAGCATATTTTAACAAAGTAAGAGAGAGCGCCGTCAGCGACGTTATCGCAGCCTTCAAGGGTGGCCGTAACGAAACGCTCAACAAGGCAGCTTACACGCTAGGGAGGCACGCGCACTTGGGCGCAAACATTATCGACCTAGCCATCACAGATTTACATACCGCAGCCAAAAGTATCGGCCTGAACGAGATCGAGATCAAAGCGACAATCGGATCAGGTTTTAAACGTGGCGGCGAAAATCCAAAAATTTTAGAAAACAGCGACACCGTTCCATATACATCGAGCGAGTTCGATAGGCTTGTGGGTCGGTTGGCGCAAAAGGAAATGCTTGTCCGTGACGAGGAAACACGGCAAGACAAAATCAAAAAGGCTAGAGAG